CCGGCCCATGACTCTGGATGCCGTGCGCCGCCGCTGGCCGGATACCGGCTGGAAAGTTCCGGCTAAACCAAGCGCCAGAAATCCCGTAGGCGGCCAGGTTCCATCTATGTCTATGCCCTTTGGTCCACTGACCACCCAGGGCGGTACTCCATCTTCCAATGGTGTTCCTAACGCCGGTCTGGTGAACGTGCGTTTTTGCTACACCTTAGATCCTACGCCAGAAAAGGTAAAAGATGCTGCCGGAAACAAGGCCATTGAAAAGTTCCTATCACCCTCAAGATTCAAGCTTCGCTTCCCTAACGGACGGCTCACCATCGACGGTGACGGTTATGTCCTCTATGACGGAGACAACCCTACTCCTCACCGAAAGTTCCCCTTCATCCCTTACTGGGGACTACCTAAACTCGAAGGCTTTTGGGCTCCTCCTCCAATCCGTTATACGCGAACATTGCAAGAGTTTGCCGAGCGATCGCTTACCCAGGCATTTGAGAATGCGTATAGATGTAATAATGGAATCTGGCTGTTGCCCGACGGTAGCGGTCTCGACGCAGACAAGTTCGGAGGATTGCCCGGGGAGATCCAAGTTGTCAACATGAATCACGGGGAGCCCAAGTTCGTTACTCCCAACGCTTTCCCCGCCAGCTATCTGGAATACATCAAGTACGCCCTGGCCACTCAAGCCGAACTCCAGGGCTACTCTGGAGCCCGCGGCGGCCAGCCGGGAGCCGGAAATCTCAGTGTGGAACTTTATGAATCAGCTATTGAAGAGTCTTCCAAGCTTACTAAGCTCCGCTCCCGAATGTCCGCAAGATCTACTCAGAAAGCTGCAGAGTTGGTCTTTTACCTGCTTGCTAAATTCTTTGGCGAAAGACGGGGTCTGCGTTTTCCTTCCATGGAAGAAGGCGAGTTCACCATGAACGAATGGCAGCCCTTGGCTGATTATTCTTCCTGGAACATCATGGTGGATCCTGGCAGTCTGGAAGTCATGTCCGCCAAGAGTCTACGCAAGACTGCGCTGGCTCTCAACCAGGCAGGTAAGATTGATACAGAAACATTGCTCGCAACTCTGGGCTGGCCTGGAGCCAAGGAAATTGCCGAGAAGGCTGACCAGGAGCAAGCCCTGCGTCTGCTTTCCACTATCAAAAAGGGAAGAACGGTAAAATGACCATAGAAGCGAACCGCATTGAATCCGTGACTCCTCCTTGGATACTTGATCCCGCATCGCGTTGGGTAACGGTCAAGGAGTTCGCCTCGCTCTACCGCCGCAGTGTGCGCCGTATCCAGGAAATGTGCCGGGATGGTGACATTATGGTATTCCAGGTAACCACTTATCAAGACCCCCAAGGCCGCTGGTGGATTAGAATTCCTGAGTGACTTTCGTGCCACGATTCAAGCGCGATTTGCGCGGCCACCGCGAAGGTAATATTTTTCTACTTCATTCTCTGCTACTTTCCCTCTTGAGATGCTCGTTCGTGGAAACCAAATAGAGATCTTGCGTCAGGGTACGGATTGGGAAGACTGGCGTCTAGGAATTCAGCTAGCCATCAACGGCCAGGTTAAGACCATGTTCGATCTCCATAAATCAATCATCGAGACTACTGGAGATGGAACTCCTGCCTATGAGGAGCTGCTTTACAAGACGGCCAACTCTTTATCTCCATCTTTGCCTGGGGTTCCACCTGCGCCAGCTCGGTGAAGACCAGAAGTTGCTCTTAAGTGAGTAATCACTTGATTGAGCGCCACTGAATAGTGACGCAGAAAGGAGACCTCCATGTTGAACCAGTTTGAAGTCCGCGGTCGCGGCCGTCGTAAGGGTGGCCGTCGTTCGCACAAGAAATAGTCGTTGTCATGGTCAGTGCTCCCTCATGGCAGCTGCAGTCGAGTCAGCTGTGGCTGCCTTTTTTCACCAGGAGATCCTATGAAAGATCCACGAATGAAAGGTGTTGAGCAATCTCAGCCAGGTTTCAAGATGCTGAAGAAGGGCGCTTCCCGCAAATCGGAGCGTCGCTCGACTCGTCATGGCGGCGGAACTGGGCGCAAAGTCCACAAGTACTCGAGTAAATATTAATGGCCAGCCGCATTAAAAATGATCAACGGGAGACGCTGCCCCAGAACACGAATAATCCGGTTCGTGACCAGACCCATGACAAGTGGCGTAATTCTGTTTTGGTTGGTCCGCAGACAGCCGGAATTCCCACTGTCCATAATCAGGACGAGTGGTACAAGGATTCTGACGAGTTAGCCTCGAACCAGGACATGGTTCCTCATATTGGCAAAGATGATTGCACCGGTGGAGCGCTTGACTATCACCGTTCTCAACGGAGGAAGTAATGGTTGACAAGCTTGGCAACACGTTCAAGAACAGTTCTTTGGTATCGCCTCTCAATGCCGAGCCCGGCAAGGCAGATCCTGGTCCAAACATCATGAATAATCCCCTGATCAAGCCAGAAGATCAGCAGGGATTCCTGGACGAGCCTACCAAGCCAGGCACCAAAAAGGGCATTAAATAGATGGGTACTTCTCCAATTGCTGCCATGCTTCTCCCCCAGTTGCTATCCCGTATTGGGCAGGGAGGGGGGTCTCCGGGAGGCGGGCCTCCTTCTTCTGCTCCGGGATCGCCAGGAATCAATCCGGAAGCCATTGGTGCCGCGGTCTCCCAGGAATATTCTCAGCTACAGAACGTTGATCCCGGCAAGATTGTGTCTGATCTCAATAAATACAAAGAGGCCATTTCGGCTATTTTCCCGGTAGCCGTGAACCGGGTAGCGGATGCTGCCAAGGGAATCTCGCAAGCGGTGACTGGTCTGAATTCTGCCATTAAGGCATTCGAGAAGGCCCAGCAGGCCATCAAGGATATTCATCCTCCACTGGGATTGCAATCTGCCCAGCAGCAACCGACCACGGGAGCAACTCCATTTGGTCCACAGACGGGCCCCAGTGCAGGGCCACCAATATAGGGAGTAACCATGAACTTCAATTTGGCTGATGCGATTCGAGACAAGAAAGCTTATCCGGACTCGCTGGAGATCACGTTAGGCGACGGTCTGAGAATGACGCTGGGTGAAATGCGCCAGTTCCAGGAAGCCAGCGGCCAAGATTTGGCCAAGCAGCTGGATGGCGAGCGAGTCAAGATGGCCGAAGAGCAGAGAAAGATTGCTGCTGCTCAGGAAGAAGTTGTCAATCTCTGGACGCAGTTGCAGGCCAAGCTAAATGCTGTTCCTGAGCCAGTTAAGCCTGCTGCTACCGACTGGACGCAAGATCCTTTCTTCAAGCCAGTAGCTGATTACCTGAAGGCTAATGTAGAGACCTCGATTGCCAAACAAGCCGAGCAAATTGCCCAATTCCAGAAGGCGCTTGGCTTGGGCGTCAAATACATCACTGACGTGATCAGTGAGCAACGCTACTCAGCTCTCCCTGAAGACTTCCGCAAAGAGACCAGCTATGAATCCGCGGTGAAGTCAGCCGCTGAGAAAAAGTATCTGGACCATGGTGGTGTTCCTGACGTTCGCAAGGTTTATGACGAGTGGCAGGTTCCCCGGCAGCGCAAATCTGAGGTAGATAAGATCCAGAAAGATGCCTACGACAAGGCTCGAGCTGACTTAATGTCCAGCCAGCTTTCCCGGCCTAGCGGCATGCCGGTCAGTTCTGCTGGCACTCACGATCCCAACGCTCCCAAGAATA